ACCGCGCAACCAGACGTTCCGGCGAGTCGCGCTGCGGCAGACCTTGATTTGCCCGTATTGCAAGCGTTGCTCGCCGAAGCGGAAAAGAAAGACCCGCGTGGCGTTGTCAATGCGTTCCGGCAACGTGAGGCGCAGGACACAATTAACGAGTTGTCGCGTATTGCGGGAGGCCCGACTGCTGAGACGGCGCGTGCTGCTCGAGAGTCGGCAAAGGGCACGCTCACCGCCGTCACCGCGCCGATGCGCGAAGGGGCTTTTGAGGCCGCCGCCCTTACGGGCAGAGTGATGCCGAAACTAGAAACAATTGCCGCTGACGCTCGCGCTGCATCTAAGGCCGCAGTAGATACCGTTCGCCGGTTGAGCGGTTTAGTTAACAAAGCCGATGATTGGGCAAGTAATTGGGTTACTCGGTCACAGTTAGTAGAAGGACCAGACGGTCAATTTACGCGTCAGTATGGGCGCGGAATTGGCGAGGCAGGAGTTAGATTGCCGGGGCGCGTAGAAGCTACCGCGACATTCCCCGGTCAGTTAGCGGCGAGTGGGCGACAAACTACCGTAGGCGGCCCGTTTGAGCGTCAAGTCATTGAGGAAGGCGGCGCCGTGGCTCGCGGCATTAGTCGCGCTGCTGAAGAATCGCAGCGTGCGGGTGCCCGCGCTAGAGCGGCAGAGTCAACGCTGCAAAGCATGAAAGACCGTGGGCTGAAGCCGATCACGGCGGCAGACTTGACCGGCCCCATCAGTCGCCAACTGCGAAACCCGGATATTGCAACGAACCGCGAAGCCTCTGCGGCACTGACGCGCATTAATCAAATGCTTGGTGATTGGGAAAACGAGTTTGGCGTTGTGACGCCGGAAGCGCTGTACGCCATCCGCAAGAACGGCGTCGCAGGCGTCATCCGCGAACTGAATCCCGGCATGGACGCCAAATCGCAGGACCGACTTGCTGCAAGCGTGCTGACCAAGGTCAAGCCGCTGTTTGACGAGGCCATCGAAAACGCGGGCGGCAAAGGGTTTAAGGATTACCTCACGACGTTTGAGCGAGGGATGTCGGACATTCGCGGCATGGAACTCGCCGACAAGATCCGCACGATGTACAAAGAAGGCCAGAAGCAACAGATTGTTGACCTTATCGCAGGCGAGTCTCCCGATGTCATCGAAGACCTGTTTGGTTCTGGTCGCTACAAGATTAGCGAAGAAATGGCGAAGGATATGCCGCTGCTGCGGCGCATCGCGGACACCGTTGGCGCTGACCTCAAGGCAGTACAGCAAGCTGCTGCCGGTCGTGCAGCACTCACCGAAGCGCAACGCAAGACGAGCGCACGGTTGCGCTTTCCCTTCTTCACTCGAGCCTCTACCGCTGTTAATGAAGTGGTGGCGGGGCTTGAGCAAAAGATCAAGGCAGAAACGCTTGACGTACTGATTCGCGCCGCGCAGTCGGGCCGCGACTTTAATCGCGTGTTGGATGCGTTGCCAACCAGAGAGCGTAACGCTTTCCTTGCGCAGTTCAAAAACGCCGAATCGTGGAATCGCTTTAGCACGCAGGTGGCGAACGCTGCCCGCACGTATGCGACCACGCAAACGGCAGAGCCGACTAACGCACTAGCAGCGGAGATGCAGTAATGCTTAAAGGCGCACTCAAGTCCAAAACCGTATGGTTCAACGTGCTACTGGCTTTGCTCGGCAGCCTTGAACTCATGGGCGCACATCTGACGACGCTCTTCGGCGCACAGGTCGCTGCCGCCATCATGCTGACCGGCGCGGTAGCCAACCTCGCGCTGCGGACTGTAACTACACAATCATTGCAGGAGAAGGGCGGTGGATGACGCGCAGATATTATTCAACATCATCGTCGGTGTAGCCGGCTTATTTGGTGGTTGGATACTGAACAACATTAGCCGATCCATTGAGCGCCTTGACCAAGACGTGCGCGAGATGCCGCACACTTACGTTTCCAAGGCCGACTACAAAACCGACATTGCTGACATCAAGGAGATGCTCGGCAAGATCTTCGACCGCTTAGAAACCAAGGCTGACAAATGATTCCGCTTTGGGTGTGGCGTGTAGCGCCATACGCCCTCGGTGTCGTGATTGTGGTAGTGGCGGCGATGGGCGCATTGCATAACGCCAAGGAGGAAGGTCGTGCGGAACTCAAACCGGAGATTGAACGACTGGAAGCCACGCTCGCCGCTGAACGACTTGATCGAGCGCGTGCTGAAGCGGCTGCAAATTCGTACCGATCCGAGATGGACGCTCTTCGCAGTCGTCCTGTTCCTCGTACTCCTGTCCGGTTGTGCGTCAGCCCCGACCCAGTGCCCACCACCCAGCCGGCCGCCGGCAATACTGTTGGAGCCACCACCACCTCCTGGGGCTACAACGGAACGACTGCGTCAGATCTTACAGCAGGGCCAGACATCGGCCCCGACCTCTACGACCTCGCCGGCCGCTGCGACGCCGAAATAGCCAAACTCCGCGCTTTGCAAGGATGGGTCAATGACGTTCGATGAAGCGTTCGATGCGCTTTTAAAGCACGAGGGCGGCTTTAGCGACCACGCTGCCGACCCCGGTGGCAAGACCCGCTTTGGCGTCACTGAGGTCGTAGCGCGGCGCGAGGGGTATCGTGGCGATATGCGCGACTATCCGCTTGATGAAGCGAAGCGCGTCTATCAAAAACTCTATTGGAACGCCTTGCGCCTTGACGATCTGCGCTCAGAGTTCCGGTTTGATTTGTTTGACGCCGGAGTCAATAGCGGTGTCGCGCAGACCGTACGTTGGGTGCAGCGTATTGTGGGCGTTACGGTCGATGGACTTTTGGGGCCGCGAACTTTGAGTGCCGTCAATAACAGCGACGCAGCAAAATTTCTTGCAAAATTCAATGGTCAGCGTCTACTCTTCATGACAAGTCTTAGCACATGGCCGTCTTTTGGCCGTGGCTGGGCGAGGCGAATCGCAGAAAACTTGATGCGATAGGGGGTTTGGATGCGCTCTGACGGCATCCCTCGCCGGTTCCAACTGGCAGGGCACACCATCATTGTCAGAGTGGTTCCGCCAAGCAAATGGCGACACGGCAAAGGATGCGTTGGGATTTGGTTACCCGACCTATACCGCATCGACATTCTGTCCACGGCCAAGGGCAGCAACCGGCAGCAGATCTGGGCGCATGAAGCGGTCCACGCCATGCTCGATATTGCCGGTCACGATGACCTGTCCCGCGACGAAGCGCTTGTGGATCGCCTCGGCCACCTCCTGCAACAAATGCTGACCACGATGGAGTGACTTGTGCAAAAGAAAGCCACCGACGATGAGATATTGGAAGCGCTGCAAGAGGCAAACGGCATTCGTGCCGTTGTCGCTGAAAAGTTCGGAATGAACGAACGCACGCTAATGTTTCGTCTTAAAAAGATGAAATCAAAGGGCTACATCATCCCGGCATCGACGTATCACCCTGGGCGCCCCATTGAGGCAAAGCCCACGTTTGAGTTCACCCCGCTGCCGGACGACGACATCCCCATTGAGCAGTTGATTGAGCATCGCAAGCGCCAGTTCCAGCACAAGCAGGCGCACGAGGAAGCCTCAAAGCTGATTCCGATTAAGGTCAAGATACCCGGCCCTATCGGCATCCTGCATTTTGGTGACCCGCACGTCGATGACGACGGCACCGACCTCGAGGCGCTAGAGCGGCACACTCAACTCGTCAACGACACCGAGGGGCTGTTTGCGGTCAACGTGGGCGACACCACGAACAACTGGTGTGGCCGGCTGGCACGGCTCTACGCCGACCAGAGTACGTCAGCGGCGCAGGCTTGGAAGTTAGCCGAATGGTTCATCAACCGCTGCCGTTGGCTCTACATCATCGCCGGTAACCACGACCTATGGAGCGGCGGTGGCGACCCCTTGCGGTGGATCGCCAAGCAACAGAACGCCCTCTATAAGGCTTCAGAGGCCCGTATTGCCTTGCAGTTCCCGAACGGGGCGTCGGTGCGGGTCAACGCTCGCCACGACCATGCGGGATCTAGCATATGGAACCCGGCGCACGGCCCGATGAAGGCGGCGATGCTTGGCACCCGCGACCACATCTACGTCGCCGGCCATAAGCACGAGAGTGCCTATAGCGTCCTCAAAGACCCGATCAGCGGGATAGCCATGCACGCCATCAAGGTCGCCTCCTACAAGGTCTACGACCGTTATGCGCGGGATAAGGGCTTTAGGGACAACGCCCTATCGCCCTGCGTACTGACGACTATAAATCCGGGATTGCCGGAGGATCACCCGGATATGGTGAAAGTGTGGTGGGAGCCGGAGGAGGGGGCGGAGTATCTGCGATTTTTGCGCAGAGGGCTTTGAGAGCAACCCGCTCGCGGGAGGCCCGCAGGGCGCACCGACGCTGGTGTAGCCGTCGGATAATCGTCCACCGTCGCTTTCCCGATACCTCGGCCTCAAGGGCGAGGACCACGTCTGCCTCAGACATCCCAGCGATGGATTCGTTCAACTCTTTCCACGTCGCAATCATAATCATTCCCTGCTTAGTGTTGCCGCGAGGTACATCGCCTGTAGCGTAGCCGCCGCGTCCGCAGCGTCCCGCGCCTCGTACCACTCACCCCTCGGCTGGAATATGCTCTGAAACCGCTTCTGGCCCTCTGAGAGCCGCCCGCCTTTCGCCTTGACCTCTACCCAGCAGGCCCATGCCAGACCGTCTCTAAGCGGCTTTACGGCGAGAAGGTCTGGGATGTCGTGACCGGCGCTGGCGAAGTCGATCACCTCAAACCCGGCCTTCCGCAGTGCGTTTACGATGTCGGCGTGGTTGGTGTCGCGTCGTTTGGCGTAGCGCATTGTTTTACTCTATCACGAAGACGCATTACGCCGCGCTCGCCGAATAACTCTCGGACTAACCCGATAAGGTTCGGGTCGCCGATCACCGCCGCCGGGTCAGCCTCACGCACGAGCGGCCCGACGCGGGTCTTCAGCCACTCGCGTTTCTCCTGCCGCTGCTCCCAATCCCCGACGTTGATGCGGGCAAGGTAAGCATCGCAAAGGTGTAACCGACCGATGACGGTCTTGATCCGCTCATCCCAGTGCCTCATGCCGGACTGCACGGCCCAAGTGATATCGCTACTCGTCGTGACGGGTTGATTCATAGTTCGCTGACCTTTTGTATTCGTTGACCTATCCACCGCATGACAGGCACGGCCATGCTGTTACCTAACGCCTTATAGCGTGGGCCGTCTGGGCTTTCGGGCTTCTTGCGCCACGGGATGTTGGTGTAGCCGTCGGGGAAGCCTTGCAAACGCTCGCACTCAACGGGAGTGAGGCGGCGAACTTGCATCGACGCGCCGTGCACCGCCTCAACTTGTTGCGTGACCTCGCTTGATTGCGGACTACGACTTGGGTCATTGCTCGCTGTTAGGGCGGGCGCCACCGGCTGCGCCACCATTTGATGCTCTGGTATACGCCCAGCGCGCAAACTGCCAGCCGTCGGATATTCACCAACGCCATATTGGCTGTCTTGATAAACCACCGGCTGCACCACCGCAACATCTGTGCCTGTATCGCTGCGATCACGCGGCCAATGCGTAACGGTCGGAGCCGCATCAACCGGTGACCCCCCTTCGGGGTCGGTATCCGACATCGGTTTATGCGTTTTTGCGAACGCAACTGCCATCGGATTCTTTGCCTGTAGCGTCTGCACCATATCAATGTCTACCTGCGGGCTTGACATCTGCGCTCCAAAGGTCATTGGCTTGCCCCCCCTTTCTTTTACGGCAATCAAAGTCTCGCTTTCTGCGTCTTGTCTGCCCATAGCCCCTGCATTAAGGCACATTGCTACTTCTGGCGGGGACAAAGAGCTGCCCCCCCCTAGCGCGTGTTGATCCTCTAATCCCTGTTTGCTACCAAACGCAGCGTTTAACGTGCTTGCTACGTCTGCGGGCCAGCAACTTGGCGCAACGCTAGCCGGAGCGCTTCTGGAAGTTGTTTGCCGCGCCTCTCTGCTCGGCGCAGGATTCCCGCACAGGCTTTCGCGCTCAAAAAGAACCGCTGCGGCACGCTGCCAACCTCGAGCGTTTGCGACAACGAACACACGGCGGCGTCGCTGGGCCACTCCGAAGTATTGAGCGTCAAGAATTCGGTAGGCAAACCCATACCCGAGTTCGCCCACCCCTTGCAGGAAGGTTCCAAAATCCCGTCCGCCGTTACTCGACAAGACGCCGGGGACGTTTTCCCAAACCAACCATTCGGGCCGATATCGGTCAGCAATCGCAAGGTAGGTGAGCATGAGGTTGCCACGCGGGTCAGCCAGTCCCGCCCTAAGTCCTGCGACTGAGAAAGATTGGCATGGTGTGCCTCCAACAAGAACGTCGATTGATTCATCGGGCCACTCCTTAAATTTCGTCATGTCGCCGTGGTTCGGAACGGCGGGATAATGGTATTTCAATACAGCGCACGGGAAAGGTTCTATTTCGCTGAAAAATACTGGTTCCCAACCTAATGAATGCCAAGCAACCGAAGCGGCTTCAATACCGCTACATACACTTCCGTACCTCATAACGCCTTCCGCAGTAACTCTCGAGCCTGGTACACGCGCAGAGGCGGCAGTTCGCCCGCCGCGATCCACTTTGCCACGGCCTGCCGCGATACGCCGAACGCCCGCGCTAGTGCGGACGCGGTGCCAAACTTCTTGACCAATTTGTTGATATCCATGCTGCGGACAATATCGTATGCAACCGTGGTTGACAAGCATTGCAAGATGCGTATTATTGACTCCGGGGATTGGCCCCACCGGAGACAAACATGGACTACCAAGAAGACGACCGTCAGTTCGGCCGTGACCTTATGGAAACCGCCGAAGCGTTCCTTGACGCCCAAGAGCGTGCGGAAACCGCCGCATGGAACGCCTACGACTCCCTGCAAGAGCTGAACCGCATTGAGCGCGAACACTCGATGAACCTTTCCCACTGCATCCGCGACCTCATCGAAGCCATCGACAAGGCTCGCGCCAACCTTCGGAGCATCTAATGAAGATTTACCAGTGCATCGCTGCCGTGACTGCCGAACTTTCCAAGATCGGCATTAGCAAGAGCAGCAAGAACCAGCAGCAGAACTACGCCTTTCGTGGCATCGACCAGGTATACGGCGCTCTCTCGCCATTACTGTCGAAGTACGGTCTTGTCATCCTGCCCCGCGTGACGCACCGCGAGGTTATCGAGCGGCAGAACCGCAGCGGCACCGCGCTCTTCTACGTCACGCTCACCGTCGAGTTCGACTTCGTATGCGCCGAGGATGGCAGCAAGCATACGGTCGTGACCGTGGGCGAAGCGATGGATAGCGGCGACAAGGCGAGCAACAAAGCCATGTCTGCTGCCTACAAGTACGCCGCCTTCCAAGCGTTCTGCATTCCGACCGAAGGCGACAACGACGCTGATGCGACGAGTCACGAAGTCGCTGCCGCGCCGGTCATCGACCCTGCAATGCTTACGGCCATCGACCTTGTGGAGAACGAGAAGGAACTGAATACGCTTTACCACTCGCTCTCTGAGGCCGAGCGTAAGCCGCTGATCCCGCACTTTGCAGCACGCAAGAAGGCGCTGCGGGAGGCGCAGCAATGAGCCTCTCGTACTACATGGACATGAACGACGGCGAGATCGTCGGACACGTTCTCGCGCTCGGTGACGACGCGTCGGAGTTGTCTTACGTGCTGGCGAGTCGGCTGCGCGTGCAAAGCAAGCTGCGGCAGGACGCAGAGATGCGAATGCAGTTAGCGCAGGAGCGTATCTACCGGCTCGAGCGTGAAGTCCACGAACTCAAAATGATGGCGGAGAAGATGTAATGGAACAGCGAACAGCAGAATGGTTTGCCGCCCGCTGCGGCAAGGTGACGGCCTCGCGGGTTGCGGATGTCGTTGCCAAGACGCGCACCGGCTATGCGGCGAGCCGTGCAAATTACATGGCCGAATTGGTTTGCGAGAGGCTCACGGGCAAGCCCACGGAAGGGTTTTCCAATGCTGCAATGCAGTGGGGAACGGACCAGGAACCGTTTGCCCGTGACGCCTACTCCGCCCGCACGGGCGAGCTCGTAACCGAAGTCGGCTTCGTCGCGCACCCGCGTATTGCGATGGCCGGCTGCTCGCCGGACGGCATCGTTAGCACAGGCTGCGTCGAAATCAAGTGCCCGAACACGGCCAACCATATCGAATACTTGTTAAGCCGTGACCCGCCGCAGAAATACTTTTATCAGATGCAGTGGCAGATGGCTTGCACGGGTTCGGATTGGTGCGATTGGGTGTCGTATGACCCACGTATGCCGGAGAACTTGCAGCTACTGATTGTGCGTATCCCGAGGGACGACGACGCGATCCGTATGCTCGAGACTGAAGTGGAATCGTTCCTCGCGGAACTGAATGACAAGGTAACCAAACTGAAGGAGTTGAATGTATGAATGGCATGAAGCAATGGGACAACACGAATCGCGGCGCGCTTTTCCCGAACGATAAGAAGGGCAACGAGGCGCGGCCCGACCACACGGGCGACCTCAACGTAGATGGCGTTGAGTATCGGCTTTCCGCTTGGATCAAGCGCAGCAAGAAAGGCGATGAGTTTTTGTCTTTGAGCGTGCAAAAGAAAGACGGCCAGCAGCAGCGTTCTGCGCCGAAACCCGCCGCCAAGCCGGTCAATGACTTCACCGATGACGACCTGTCGCAGGTGCCGTTTTGATTAGCGAAGACAGAGCAGAGAAGGCGCTGCGGTATCTCGTCGACACCGACGAGACTGCCGCTGCCGCTAAGGCTGAAATGGAGCGTGCCGAGTTTGCGTACAAGCGAACTCGAGAAGCCGTGTTCACGCACGCACAGGGCACTGTCGCCGAGCGCCAGGCTACGGCAATGCAGCACGCCAACACGCTCAAGGCGCACGAGCAATACGTCATGGCGATATCGCTCTACAACAAACTCAACAACAAGCGCGACACCGAGCGGATCGTCATGGACGCATGGAGAACTTTGCAAGCAAACAGGAGGCAGTCATGACTGCAATAGGATTTATATTATTTTTGTTTGGATTAGGCGGAATTGGATCAATCAAACACGAAGCCAAGTTTGCGTTTTGCACAATGGCTGGAATATTGATGATGGTAATTGGGTTCGCAGTTTTTTTGTGGGAAAAAATGCCATGACCCGCGACGACATTATCCGCATGGCGAAAAAGGCCGGATGGAAGCGCGTTGGGCGAAACCCCGAAACAGGGCCAGAGTTCCCGGTGCTGGTAAATCGGCTTGAACGTTTCGCCGCTCTCGTTGCCGCCGCCGAGCGGGAGGCGTGTGCAGAGGTATGCGAGAAGTTGCCAGAGACGTTCAGAATCGTTGCTGATGAGTTTGGCTACAAAGCAGAATTACCAACGGCAGAAAACTATGCCGCCGCGATTCGGGCGAGGGGTAAGTGATTCCGGTTTGACGAAATTCAATAACGAGGTGACTTATGCGACAAGTAGACGAAATCAGACAGGCTTTGCTTGACGGCAAGAGCATCACGCCGCTTGATGCGCTACGTGACTATGGTTGCTTTCGGTTAGCCGCTAGGATTGACGAACTGCGGCGACAAGGCTATTGCATTACCACAGAATTTGCGCACCGCAATGGCAAGAAATACGCGAGTTACCGGCTGATATCAAAAGGTAACGCGCCCGACCTCATCGCATAAAAAAGCCCCGACAGAGGGGGTACTTCTGCCGGGGCAAGATGAGTCGATCTCTCAAGGGTGAACTATGCCAAACAAGGGTACGATAAACCGATGAACGACACAACCGATATTTCGACGCTGCCGCCGAATGACTGGTTTAAGCGCTTCGTGTACGTCAGCGAGGGCGATTACTACTTCGATGTCATTGAGCGCCAAGAATACGGTCGCGCCGCCTTCAACGCGATTTACCGTGGCACCCAGTGTCATAGTGTCCACAACAAGGCGCGGCGCATCGAGGCCGCGACCTTCTTCGATGAGAACCGTGCGGCACTCGGTAGCCGGCTACTGACGGGCCTCACCTACGCGGCGGGCGAGTCGGTGCTGGTCGCCAAAGGTAATCAAGCGCACGCCAACAAATGGCGCGACCACAGGCCAGAAGGCGTGCCGGGAGATGTGTCCCCTTGGATACACCACGCCGAGCGGATGATTCCGAACGCACTCGAGCGGGAACACGTTTTCAACGTGCTGGCTTTCAAGCGCCAGAACCCTGCCCGCAAGTGTAACCACGCCATTCTGCACGGCGGCCTGCCGGGGTCCGGCAAGGACACGCTATACGCGCCATTTCTGTGGTCTATTGGCGGCCCTACGCTCGCCAACGTGTCAGAGGCACGGGCTGAAGAGGTCGCGGGCGTATGGGGCTACAGCCTCGAATCTGAAGTCATCGTGCTGAATGAACTGCGACAGAGGGCAGATGGCGACCGCAAAGCGCTTGAGAATGCGCTGAAGCCCATCATCGCTGCGCCGCCAGAACTTCTGCTAGTGAACAAAAAGATGCAGCACCCCTACTACGTGACCAACCGTTGCCAGGTGCTTGCGTTTAGTAACGAGCGTGCCGCTATTACGATAGCGCCGACGGATCGTCGATGGTTTGTAGTGTGGTCAGACGTTGGCCCGATGGCAGCCGATGACGCGCTCGCGCTTTGGGAATGGTACAGCGCGGGCGGTCGCGCCCATGTTGCCGCGTGGCTCGATGCCCGCGACCTATCCCAATTCAATCCCGGCGCCATGCCGCCGATGACTCCGGCGAAGGTCGCTATGATTGACCTAGGGTTGACGGGCGGCGAAGCGGCCATCGCCGATATGGCACGCAACCGCGAGGGACCGTTTGTGCGGGGCGTTGTAGGGTCACCGTGGGCGGCGGTCATCGCTGACCTATGCCGTGGCACTGCGCGGCCCATAAGCCGGGAGGCGCTGTTTGCCGCGCTCGAGGCGGCCGGCTGGCGCGACGTGGGGCGGTTACATAGCGTCGAACATCAGTCACCGAAACACGCTTGGGCGGCGCCCGATATGGCAGACAAGCCGAAAGCGGTATTGCGTGCGCTTCTCGAGGGGCCGCCGGGATTGCACGCGGTGAAATAAAAACCCCGGCACGGGGCCGGGGTAAGGTTTAATCGTCGGTCAGTAGTTCGAGAATAACAGTTATAGCGACCGCGACTAGCACGCCAATCAATCGCCCTCCCGCAATGCTTCCTGCGCCCATCGGCGAAGCTCGAAGTTACGGATATCCGGTGTCGCCTCCGCGATCCGGCGCAGCGCTTCGCGGTAATGGTTCGCCCAATGCTCCGGCGGCCGCCATGCTTTAGCAGCCGGTCCAGCGTCCACGAAATCGTCCTCGCCTACCATATTTCGACGCCTCCACGCTTGCAGGCCCAATTGGGCGCGGGTACGTGCCGCCACGCCTCATCACGCGGCCGTGGTGGGAAATTGCGCGAGGGGTACATCAATAGCAGTAGCCACCGAATCATGCGCCACCTCCGGTTTTGGTGCGCTCCACAATGTCCTGCGCACACTGCAACCCGAAATCCAACCCGAACTGGAATAGCTGGTCCGTAAACTTTTCGAACGTGTCCGCATCGAAAATAATCTCCGGGCCGTCGGCTTCGTCCGCGATGACAAGCGCTCCATATTGCTCGGCAATATGCATCAAGGTCGTTAGGTCAAGCGGTCGCACAATCATGGGCTATTCTCCTGGTCGATTCGGATAACGTGCGCGTGCAGGTTGTCGAGTTCCGATTCGGTTAGTGTGGCTAGGTTCACCTCAGCCGCTCGAGCGAATCGCACCATGTCGGCGTCGGTACATACCGCGCCTAACTCGCAGCCGATAACCTGCCAGCCGGATTCCCGATCCCATTCGGCGGTAATACGCGCCTCCCAATCGGTGCCATATAGCAGCACCACCGTGTCGAACTGCTCGATGAGGCGATTCATGCGGCACCTATACGGGCGGCGATAACCGCGTCTAACTCTTCGGAACCCATCAGCAAAAACCGCTCATAGGCCATAATGACAGCCATCGAAAGGCGAACATCCTCCGGCAGCCCGATAGAGTTAGGTTGCGCCAGCAGCCGCATTGTCTCAGCGACTACGGCGTCAACCAGCGCGTCGACTTCTCTGTCAGTGACGCGGCTCATGCGGCGGCCCTCGCAGTTGTTTGCTTGGAATAGTCCCGTGCAAGCGTGTCGTTCCACGCTTCGTTGATGATGACAGCGGACCAGTAGTAATCGTTGCCGAACTCGCCGCCCGCGTAAGGTTTACCCCAGCCGAGACGCTCTAGCATGATTGCTGCGGCAGTGGCGTGGTTTTGCCACGCGCTCAGTGCATAGTTGTATGGCATCGAAAACGATCCGGCCTCACACTTCGCAACGATGCGGGAACCGCGAGTATTGGTTGGTCCGTAATAACGGGTTCTAATGGATTGCATAGGTCACCCTAGATTGTGTTATTCGACGCAATAGCGCGTCCGATAGGGACCGCTAGGTTGCCCTAGCAGTCCCTAGCAGCCGAACTATTAGGCAGCGACAGCAGCTGGAACAGGCGATCGCTGCAACCATTCCGGATAGTCAAGCGCAGTGCCCGAACCATCCCAACGCATAGGCATCATCACGCCGATAGCGTCACCAGTCAGCAGGACGCGGGCAGCGCCATCCGCACCATTCTCGCCGCCATTATGAGCAATCGCTGGCGAATACTTGGAGCCGAGCAGCTTGTTTATCTTGCCGAACGTGGCGACATAATCGGCATCAAACTGCGATACCCGCCCGGATACTTGTGTCGGCACAACCCTGCGCCAGTCCGGGAATGTCCCGTCAACCAGTCCGCCAGTAATCGTCGTACCGCAGCAGTGCAGCGCGACAGTCGGCGGATGCTTAATTGTCGCAGTACCCGGCTCAACAGTCGGCGGACGCTGGACGATTTCAATTGTAATATCCATATTTTTAATTGCTGGTTTCATCTGCTCAAGCAGTTCACGCGGGACAATGAACTGTCCAATCCGGCGCGGCGAATTGTCGTCAACTGGCACAATGGGCAATGCGAGCATGATATGACCATTGGTTGCGATAGCGACAGAATCGGTGGCGCGGATATCCAGACAGATTCCGTTCAAGTAATAGCGGATATCCTGCTTGCCAGCAGCAGACAACAGCGCTTTAACAGTATTGACAGGTATTGAGAATTTCATGGTTCACCTATTGTTTATTGATTAATGGTTGTGGGCGCACAGCCCGGTGCGTTATCGCATGGGTCAATCCATGCTGCTAGAAAGTAAAGCGCGGCAAGTAAGGCGAAAAGGATTTTGGGGCGGTTCATGCGATCACCCCAAAGGCGGCCAATGCCGCGTCGACGGTTGCGTAGTCGCGGGAAGGGTCAATCGTGGGATTGCCGGCGTAGTTCTCCACCTCAACTAATGAGCGGGAACCGTCGCGCAAGATGTAGGCTAGTTGGAATCCCTCCTCTTCAAGCGCAACGATGTAGTCGTCATTAGTTATGTTAGTTGCGATACCGCCGGAATCCGTCACGATGACGTAGCGGTTGCCGTTTACGGGTTTGTAATAGGCGTAGCAACCACCACCGGTTGATATGCGCTCAAACCCTGTGGCGATCAGTTTGTTTTCGATGGTTGTTGTCATAGGTCACCTGGCTGGTAGTTAGTTAATCGACTATGCAATCATAAAACAATGTACAGCGAGTCAATAGAGAATCGATGGTCATGACCATGTAGCGGATAGAGTTTTTACCATAGCGTAAGTGTATGAAAGTAAAGGTGAAAAGAGGGGTAATGGTAAAAAAAGTAAGAAAAGGTGAAGTGCGAAAAAAATATGGTTATAAAAACAGTAATGTGTCTTTTTCTTAAAAATTGACCATTTTTGCTGATTTCCTTTTGGAATCATGCACTTAACCCATGGTCACGTTTTTAAGCACTTTCTACCATGACCATACGTCCACCCTGTGGTTGTTGTTTTTACGCAACACTTGTTGTTTCTACGCCACACAATGCGTTATGCACACGTCATGCCAATGCATGACCGCTACGTGGTTGCACCAGGTTGTTGCTTCTACGCAACATCTGTGGTTTACGCGCAACACTCTGTGCTGTGACGTTAGGTGTTGCTTTGACGCAACAGGTAGGGGTGGGGGGGGGTGGGGGTGCAGGGCCAGACGACCCCCTGTGTACTGTTACGTTAGACCCACGAACAATTTTTTTTCTTACGAAGATCTCACCCTCTTCCCACTTGGTTTCTTCGGGATCTTCGGCATCTTCGACAAACAATTTTTATTTTTTTTTAAATACGCTAACATCCGTGTAGCGTCTGACGTGATGCGCACGTAGCGACCGAGAGGAAGCTGAAAGCAAGATGGTTAATTTGCCTGCTAGCACTTGCTGCATATCTAAGGCACTCCGCCTCAGCACACAGGCTCCACGGTTGCGGCAATGCAATTGCCAGCCTTCCGGCAGGATGTTGGAGATCGCGGCCTCCCGGCAGGATAATCCTGCACGCTAACTTTTATGAATGACTCGCCAAACCCTGCATTAGACTTGTGTCGCACCTGTTTCTGGTCGGCTGACGTGACTCGCTTGACCAACAACATCTGGTGTGCGCATAAGGTTTGGCATGGCTGGCTCACCGAACAACCTTCGTGCGACGGTGAGGGTTACGAGAAAGAGACACGAATAGGGAGCGCACTTGGAAGCCTTTAGATCAATTCCATTTGAACCTCGGGAGTTAAAGGCAACGCCCGACATCCTTGAGCGTATCTACAACGCCTCAAAGTTAGGGCTTAAAGGTGATGCCTTGGCGTTCGCCGCTGGCCTCCTGCCTATCGAACTACGTCGTCTCCTAGCGCTTGACCAAGCTGCCTCTATCGCAGAGGCTAAGGGTCGTGCAGACAGTGAAGTCGAAGCGGCCGCCGTGGTGCGCGATGCGGCTATGGGTGGCGATAGCAAGGCGGCTATGGCGCTGCTTACCCACTTGCATTCATGGGTCGCCAAGACGCACGTCCAAGTCGATATCAAGAGCCAAATCAGCATCACGGCTGCATTGCAGGAAGCGGAGTCTCGCGTCATCGAGGGCAGAGTATTGCCAGACGAAGGGACTGCACTAGATGCTATAATTGACGAAGCCCCGAACCGTTCCAGCGGCGCGAGGCTTCTGACCAATCAACCTGTCGAAGAGGCTGAATATGGCTACGAAGATTCTAACGCAAGACCGGCTGAAAGAGTTGCTGCACTATGATCCGGCAACCGGCGTCTTTACATGGCGTATCTCGCCAAGACCCAACGTTCCGGTTGGGGCAATCGCAGGCGCTACAGACCCAAAACGGAAACACGTGATTATAGGTATTGGCGGGCGTTTATATCGGGCGCATCGTTTGGCGTGGTTGTATGTGCATGGCGAATGGCCGGTTAGCGAGATAGACCATATCAACCGAAACGGCGGAGATAACCGTTTTTCGAACTTGAGACTTGCGGACCGATTTATCAACACGCAAAACACTGGATTGCGAAAAGACAACAAATCCGGTTACCGTGGAGTAAATTGGAGCAAGGCGACCGGCAAGTGGCGTGCGCGCATTCAAGCGAACAAGCGAAAGATTGATTTAGGTTGTTTTTCCGAAATTTCAGATGCTGTCGCGGCTTACGAAAAAGCGGCAAATGAGCGTCATTGCGGACGATTAGTTAATGCAACTCCCCATCTATAAGCCCGAAGACGAACAGGCGCTGATGGCGAAACTCTGGTCGCCCTCCATCAAGGACGACCCAGAAGCCTTCGTGCTATTCGTATTCCCTTGGGGCCAGAAGCACACCCCGCTCGAACACTTCAAGGGTCCGCGTAAGTGGCAGCGTAATGTGCTGCGGCAGGTCAAAGCGCATATCGCTAAACAGAAAGACATCTCGTCCTACGAAGTCTTGCGTATGGCGACTGCTTCGGGGCGCGGTATCGGTAAGTCTGCGCTCGTCTCGTGGCTAATCCTTTGGATGCTATCGACGCGGATCGGCAGTACGACCATCGTCTCGGCGAACTCCGAAGCGCAGTTGCGCTCAGTCACTTGGGCCGAAATCACCAAGTGGGCGGCGCTGCTGATTAACAGCCATTGGTTTGAGTTGTCGGCGACCCGCGTGATGCCCGCTAAATGGCTCGCTGAACTTGTCGAGCGCGACCTTAAAAAAGGCACCCGTTACTGGGCGGTCGAAGGTCGGCTCTGGTCGGAAGAAAACCCCGACTCCTACGCTGGCGTACACAATCACGACGGCGTGATGGTGATATTCGATGAAGCCTCTGGTATACCGGATGCGATCTGGTCGGTCACGGCGGGCTTCTTTACCGAAAACACGCCGAACCGATTTTGGTGCGCATTCAGTAACCCGCGACGTAACGAAGGCTACTTCTTTGAGGCATTCCATGCGAAAAGAAACTTCTGGGCCACGCAGAACATCGACGCCCGCGAAGTCGAAGACACCGACAAAGCGGTCTACGAGCAAATCATCGCTGAATACGGCGCGGAGTCCTCGCAAGCCAAAATCGAAGTCTACGGACAGTTCCCCTCCGACGGAGACGATCAGTTCATTTCGCCATCCTTGGTGGATGAAGCCGCTACCCGAGGGCGTTACAAGGACGAGCTTGCGCCACGCGTTATCGGCGTCGATCCGGCCCGCTCCGGTGCCGACTCCACGGTCATCGTGGTTCGACAAGGCCGCGACCTGGTGGCAATCCGTCGTTACCAAGGTGAAGACACGATGGCAACGGTTGGTCGCGTCATTGACGCTATTGAAGAATTCCAACCCGCGCTCGTGGTTCTAGATGAAGGTGGCCTCGGGTACGGCATCCTTGACCGCCTAAAAGAGCAGCGGTATAAGGTCGTTCGGGGCGTGAATTTCAGTTGGAAGTCGAAGACCCCGGCGATGTACGCCAACAAACGCGCCGAACTCTGGGGTTCGATGCGCGAGTGGCTGCAAACGGCGTCGATACCTGCCGACCGACAACTGAAAGCCGACCTCACAGGGCCACACCAGAAACCGAATTCGTCGGGGTCGATCCAGTTGGAAGCCAAGAAAGACATGAAAGCACGCGGCCTTGCTTCCCCAGATGCCGCTGACGCCTTGGCTTGTACGTTTGCTTACCCCGTGGCAAGCCGCGAATACCGCGAGAAACCGCGCCGCATCACGGCGTATGACGGCGGTAACGCCATGCACAACTCGTGGTTGGGCGCGTAATGGCGCGTAAATCGGTCAGTTTGTCGGTGGGCAGAGGCGAAAAGCAGTCGGTAAAAGCCGGTGCGGGCCTCACTGCCAAGGGCCGCGCCAAGTACAATCGCGCTACGGGCAGTAAACTTAAAGCCCCGGCGCCCAATCCCAAGACCAAAGCGGACGCAGGACGCAAGAAATCGTTCTGCGCACGCATGAAAGGCGTCGTTCGTAATGCTAAAGGGCCAGCCGAACGCGCTCGTGCTTCACTTCGACGGTGGAAATGCTAATGAGTAGTCACAAAAAAGGTTTGTACGACAATATTCACGCAAAACGCCGTAGAATTGCAGCCGGAAGCGGCGAAAAGATGCGTAAACCCGGCGCAAAAGGCGCCCCAACGGCTAAAGCGTTCCGTGAATCAGCCAAAACGGCCAAGAAACCGGCCAAAAAGGGGAAGTAATCATGGCAAAGTTTGAATATGCGGGCGTGATGCCGGGGTCGATGAAGGTCGGCGACATCATTCAGAACACCCGTGCGATGCAGAAGCCCTCGCGCCTCGCTCGCAGCCCGATGGGGATGCGCAAGATGAAGATGCAGCCCGATGCGGTTCGCACGACGGTGGATTTCCGCCCGACGCCGATGAAAACGAGGATGCGCTAGTGCCGCTCGTGAAGTCCGCGTCAAAATCGGCGTTCAGAAAGAACGTAAAGGCTGAGATGAAGTCGGGAAAACCGATTAAGCAAAGTCTCGCCATCGCGTATTCCGTCAAGCGTAAGGCCCAAGGCAAGAAGCGCAAATAACATGGCTCAAGACCCGACAGGCATCAAAGGGGCGGCGCAGGTCGCCAACTCCCCGCAGTCGCGTAAAACCCGCGATGCGGCAGACATCCTTGCGCGGATGCGCGACCGTCTGCAACAGTCCCTGTCGGCGTACAGCGAGTCACGCGATAGCGAACTCGATGACCTGCGCTTTATGGCGGGTTCGCCCGATAACCGCTGGCAGTGGCCGCAGGAAGTCTTAGCCACCCGTGGCGCAGTGCAAGGGCAGACGATCAACGCTCGGCCCTGCCTTACCATCAACAAACTCCCGCAGCACGTCCGGCAGGTCACGAACGACCAGCGCCAGAATCGTCCTGCGGGCAAGGTCATTCCGGTTGATGATAAAGCGGACATCGAAGTCGCCGAAGTGTTCGACGGTATGGTGCGTCATATCGAGTACATCTCGGACGCTGATGTCGCCTACGACACCGCTTGCGATAACCAGGTGACTTTCGGCGAAGGCTACGTGCGTATCCTCACCGAATACTGCGACGACGATACGTTCGACCAAGACATCCGTATC